CCAGTGGTGACATTGATGTTCTGGTTGAAGGTCCAGCTATCGGTGGAGTTGACCCAAGTAATTGTGTAATTCGAGGCTCCACGCAATGTGATGCCTCCTCCATCGGCAGTGACATTGGTTGGGGTGCTTGTGTTGCCTAGGACAATGTTTTTGTCTTCAGCAATAATCTCAGTTGTGGACAGAGTTGTTGTATCCCCCTGCACAACCAAATCGCCCGTGACAGTCAGGTCATTCGCGATGGTTACGTCGTTTGGCAGCCCAACAGTCAGCGTTCTACTGCCCGAATCTGATCCGACCTCAACTTCGTTTGCTGTTCCCTGGATGGTGACCGTCTGGCCCAGGTTGTTGGCAAAGGCTGTGGATCCGTTGGTGAACGTGACGCCTTGATTAGCCAGTGAGCTGTTGGGGATGCTCGCCAGGGCAATAACGCCGGTCCCACTGGTAAAGGTCACACCGCTGGCAGTGGTGGCGCTGAGTGCTGCTCGAACCCTTGCGTTTGTCAGGAACAGGTTTGTCGAACCTTCCGTCAACTGGTCGGAGTTTGTCGCTAGGCCGTTGACGGTTGCTCCAGTGAAATCACAGGTGCCAGTAAAGGTCTTGTCTCCACTTATGGTTTGCGCCGAAGTCAGCGTGGCGTATGCCCCTGGTCCTGCAATAGAGATGATCGAGGTGGCGTTACCTGATCCGTCATCGCCGTACCCATAAAAGAGCGTGTTTGTTGCGGAGACTTCCGAGTACGCCAACTCACCTGCCTTTAGTGCGCTGGGTGCTCCTGCTGAACCTGTACTGGCTCTGCGACGGATTTTGAGAGTTACGGCCATTAGAAAGCACCTCCAGAGATTGTTAAATCGTTTTCAAGAATGTTTGTCGGCTGAAATTCAGTGCCATCCCAGGCGACGACTTTGCCGATGTCCGTCGCATCCAGAGCTGATATGGCGTCAACATTGAAAAAGTTCGCCCCTGTGAAGGGAGGTCCCTGAGGACCTGCTGCAACTACCTCAACAACTTGTGCTTGGCCCTGTTGGATATTCAGCGAGGGTGCTGTCGCGGTGACACTGACAGCCGGTTTGCTCAGTACCTGGGCAACTACCGTTGTGCTTGTCCCTGCCGTTACAGTGACCTTTGTCTCTGTCTGACTGACATTGACCGCATTTGCAGTCTTATTTAGAATTACTTGATTGACAGCCATTACAGTCCTGTAATTCCTGGGTCAAGTGATGCGCGGCCTTGCAGGATGTAATATTTATCACCACCCGGCTCAGTAATCAAAACGTCGTATAACCCACCGTTTGTAAGGGCTGCGGTCTCTGCGGCAGTCAATTTTATTTGAAACTGACCAGTCGATGCATCCGTAAAGCTCGTCGTAAATGTGGCGAGAATTTCGCTGTTATTTGTTTGATTAGCCAGCTTTGCCGCAATGGTGTATCCCGACATATTGACTCCAGTGCCCGTCGAGTCCTTGTACTGAAGATCCAGCTCAAAGGTCGCGCCCTGATAGATAGTAAAGTTATGCGTTCCGGGCTCTATCACAGTCCTTATTTAGACTACTTTTTAATTGTAGGGTAAGCTTTTGTTTTATACTTACTACAGGACTGCCATATTTATTAGGTGGAACCAGTACTGCCGTTGAGTATTGTTATCTCCGTTGTGGGTGGTGCTGCTTGCGGGTTTTTAACGCTGGGGCGTAAATTTGGAGAAATGGAACTCAGGCATAATTCCGATATTGTGAAGATCGATCATCGCATTGATGCAGTAGAAATTAAGCTGGCAAAGGATTACGTAGATAAGGGTGATCTGCAAGCAATGATTGAAAAGCTTGACGTTCGTATGGACAAAGTAGATAGCAAACTTGATCGCATTTTGTTGGGTTACGATAGGAACGCACTCGACTAATTATTACAATGGGTATCATCGAGAGCCCTATTTTTTGGATCGTTCTTGCTGCTATCAGCGAAATTTTGGCTGCTATTCCCAACGAAAAGGTCAAATCTAATTCGCTGCTTCAGCTTGCCGCATCTGCTCTTAACACTGTGCTTTCTAATCGCAAGGGAAAGTAAGTCTGCCGCCTGACGGTCGGATGATCTGGGCCTATGAGTCACTGGGTCCGTTCCAGAAGCTGCATCGTTTTCTGCAAGCTCAAAAATTTTATAGGACCTTAAAATCTAAGCTTGATAACGCCGAGCAGAACTGGCGGGATTCCCAGCCTGACCCTGAGCCACAGAAAGAATATATAGAGCATGAACCTGATGGTTCTGAAGCTCAACGGCTTTTAGGTGGCTCTCTACAAGCTCGATACAAGTTTTTTAGGAAAGATGACGACAGGAAGGTTTGAACCAGGAAAGTTACTGGACTTTTTCAAATATTTTGACAAGGAAAACTCATTCCATTTGGACGCCATCAAGCTCTTCCAGGAGGAGTGCGAAGCGTTGGATCCTGATTTGATGAGTGATTTCAGTCCTTGGGTGAGGATGTTTCGCAGTCAAGGGACCCAAGGTGTTGCACTGAAATTTACTCCTCGTCTTTTCAGCAATCTGACGGGATATCCCGAAAAACGCTTCAGTCAAGAGTTTTGCCACGACTGCGCGTTCTTGTTTGAGCGGACAGGTTTTTCAGATCACCGCGATGCCTCACGGATGTTGATGGCAAATCTGCTTCACGAAACTGGTGGATTTCGTTGGATGAAAGAGTTATCCAATGGCCATTATTTACGGGGTAGGACTGATCTTGGGCATGCACCAGGCCAAGGTGAATTGTGGAAAGGCGCTGGCGTTTTGCAGCTTACCGGTTTATACAACTACACCAAGTTTCAAGAATGGCTTCTTAAAAACGAAAGTATTGATGATCCAAACATTATCAAACAAGGTGCTGACTATGTTGCTGACAAGTATCCATTTACTAGTGCGATTGCCTGGATTGAGAATAATGACCTGCTTCGCATCTGTCTAGAGGAAGGGTTTGATGCTTGTTGTTACCGAATAAACGGAGGGTGGCGGGGTTATGCCGACCGCCTCAAGTACTTGGAAAAGTGTATTGAATTTATGGTCTAATTATGTTGGTTAAAGATACATTTGTTGCCGGAAAACCTAAGTGTACGTCTATCGGTGATGGGCGGCGCAAAAGTTCAGGAAAAGGGCGTACAAAACGCTCTCCCCGTCGTAAACCCTATAGAGGACAAGGAAGAGGATGAATGCATTTCCTTGGGATATCGCTGTAATGATTTCCCTGCTGATGGTATTTGTGACCTACGTAATTATCGTTGAAATTCTGATGCTGGATGATTAGTCTTGCTCATTAGTGGCAAACCTTTTCCAGCCGGTTGCCCAAGCATAAATATCAGGGTTGGAATCGAGTGGCCCCATTTCTGAGAACCCTCGTTTCCACCCCTGTTCGCGCATCATCTCTTCGATGTTGTCTTTTAGCGCGTTTAAATCATCAAGCGTTCCTGTGTATCGGAAGCGTAAATATTTAGCTTTAGATTCACCCATGTCTAATATGTTGGTCACCGTGGATCTCTTTATGCAGCTCGATTGCAGTCTCTAGGCTTCTCTTCGCCTTGATCAAATCATCCAGTTGCTTGTTAGGATCACCCTTGTACTTAAAGGGGTAACGCTGAATATATTTTACTGAGTTGATTGTAACGAACTTGAGTAATCCTTCTGGGCCATACATGCTTTTGGCAACGTCATATGGCGAGATGCCCTGCTTGTAGTGATCAGGGTCCTGAATTTTGTCGATGGCGATATTGACTTCGTATTCTCTGATGGTTTTGTCGTATTCCTGAACGATTTTTTCTTCATATGAAGAAGGAGGGTCAACCTCGATTTCTCGACGGTCATCCCTCCCGTGAACTTGATTAAACATTTGAATTAAGGTCTCACTGACCTCATATAACCGCCTCTGAGCGGTCCGTGAGCGGCTTCAGCCGACCTTCTGGTATTTGATGCCTCGGTAGACCAGAAAGACGGGCGGAGCCTTCACAGCAGCCACCTGGGCCTGCTTAAGGGCATCCAGCTTCTGAGCCTTGGTGCGGATCATTTCGAGCACGTTCATGGGAGCACTCCATGCAACCGGCCCCCGTTGCATGGCCGGGTTTTTATGCAGCCCGTTGTGGGCTCAACGTTAATTCAATGGTATCGGTTGTTACGGGCGTTTGCATTGATACAAGTGGGCCGCATCTATGAAGTTGACCTACTGGATCAAGTCGGTAGTGTTCTCGCGGGATATAACCCTCTTATCTCCTGCCACTGATTACACCGACTAAGACCGGTATAGACAGCGGTATAGAGGCGTAAATCCTTCCCTGAAACTTACTGTGTCGGAACCAGTCTCAATTCTCAGCGTGCTGCAGGAGCAGCGGGCACACAAGAGTTAGAGACTTTTCGGTTCTATTCACAAAACACAGTGAGCGCAAGGGGTTTCAGAGTTTTCTGAGCCCCTTTTTTCATGGCCACGCCGTTTCTCACCTGAGACTCAGCGCAGGGTTCATCCTAGAAACCTGACAAGCTATGACTGGGATGGGTTGCGGTTAGAGGGTTTTTATCCTAGAAACTCCAAATCAGCCCCCGGTATAGAAATGGGTAGTGTTTCCGCGACACTTCAGACCGCCCAGGCGAACGAAAGCCTGAAAACTCTGAACGTCAAATACAAGATCAGGACTACGAACCAGAGCCCTTTCGGCATGATCGTTGCCAGAGAGAGTTTTGAGGATGGGTCCAAAACACGGGCGACAAGGATCAAGTGGGCAGAACCGGGCGCTTTAAAGCGTCTGTACCAGCTCGCACTGGATCTGGATAAGGCCGAAAACCCGCTTGAGTTTCTTCAGGTCAAGGCCAAGCAGCAAGAAAAGCAGGTGGAGTTCACGGGCTGGTCTGCCTTGGTCTTTCAACTGCAGGCCCACCTCGACAAGAAGGGCATTTCTTGGAAGTACCAAGACTATGGACGCCACATGCGCCAGCTAGAGGCCTTCAAAGGCCCTGTAAGCGCCCAGAAGCTCCAAGAGTGGGTCGAGTCATGTCGGACGGACGACAGGGACTACGAGCGTCGTCTGACGACCCTGAAGAAGCTCATGACTTGCTGCCCAAGCATTGGGATTTCCAGCGAGTGGCTGACGAAGGCAAAAGACGAAAGAAATTACAACCCACATTTAGAGATCAATCCACGAACAATTCCCAATGATCGTTTTATTGAGCTTTTTATCGACAGCTTCCCTGCGAAGAAATGGAGGCAGTTCTTTGGCCTTATTGCTGTTTATGGGATGAGAACCCATGAGCCTTTCACTGTTGTTTGCCCACCTGACGAGAACGGTTTCATTGAAATCAACTCGTTAAAAACCGGATATCGATGGATAGGTCCCCGCAACGACGACTGGCTAGATCGCTGGGATCTACGGAATTTGGACTTACCTAAAGCGAATCCAAATCACAGCACCGGCAAACAACTAGGTAACAGAGCCTCCACAAAGTGGTATCGACACAAAATCATGCACCCTGAGTTGCTTTGGCGACCTGACGCGCAGTGCTACGACCTCCGTCATGCATTCGCTGGTGCATTTCATGAAACTGATCGCTTTAGTCACATAACGGTGGACGAGCTGTGCAATCTCATGGGGCACACCAAAAAAGTCCACGAAAAACACTACAAGCGTTGGCTGGATAAGAAAAGACTGAAAGCACAAGCCGCCCGTCGTTTCCGTAACCGCTGATGACCGAGGTTCACGTTTCTCAAGTCCCTGATGACGCTGCTGTCTTTAAAGGGCCAAAAGGTGGCGACTACTTCTTCCGAAATGGTCGAAAGGTTTACATCCACTACAGGACAAAGCTCAGGCAACGCAAGCACCGGTTTAAACCCCGCCGTGGTGCTTTTCAACGCTTCCTACAGAACCAAACATCAGTTTCATGACCCGTTCAACAAATCGTTTAACAGACCGCTCAGCCTCAGAGCGTATGTTCACTAATCATTGCTCCATCAAGACTGGAGCTGAACTAAAGCAGCTCATGCATAGACCTCAAGCGGAGGTCGATCCCTACATAAGAGTGCGTAAGAGCAGCATCGTCAGCCTGAAGAGCTGGGCGGAGCATCGCCAGCATGAAGATTGGCATGCCTTAAAAGGGGCGGATGCTGAGTTTAAAAATGCTTTTTGGCTTGGATTTATTCGTTCGATTGACGAAATCCTCGACATGGAGGCTTCTTGATGGGGGTGGGAAGCAAGCGGGGTATCTATGTCACTCGCAGGTGCCGCAAAAATGGCCGCCGTTTTGTGGAGATGGTTTGCCACGTCGGCAACTACCAACTAGCCGCAAATATCGCCAGGGAATTCAACCAGCGTGATGACAGTCATGTTTATGCATTTTCTTGGCGAAGGACGGCGGAACAAGCCGAGGGCTACTGGTCGGATATGTCTCAGGACTTTGATGTCACTGCCTTCTTTCGGAAGATTGATGGCATACCCGATCCCGTACCAAGGGCATCTGTATTTGTTTAATCCTCTTGATTAGGCATAGGTGGGTGGCTCATGTAGTCACCCTGACCAGCAAGAATCGACACCGCTCTCTTGTAGTAGTGACTGTCTGTTTTACCCGCCTCTTCAAGGGCGGTTTTTATTTTTCGCCAGTTCTCAAGATCGTAAGAATCCAAATCTCAGCACCTATGTGTGATACGGCCAATTGATTTCAATGTCTAGTTGCCAGACATCAGGATCTATTGGGTTAACCAACACATATTGCCTGAATTCTTCTTGGAGTGTTTCAAGGGGCATGTCCAACTTCTTTGCCATTATTGCGACATTGGATTGCCCCTTAAACAGTATTTGCAAGCCCTCAAGTAGCTCCATCTTGTTCTTGTAAGTACCTCAACACCAGAGATCGAAGGTCTACGTACCTCAATCTCCAATCTGCGATCAAGCCGTAATGAGGAAGAGTGTGATGGTCTTCCTCATCCTGCTCAATGGCTTCGATGATCTGCCTTCTCAGGTCAGGTTCTTGCTCGCTCACTATTTGATGGGTGCGAACATGCTGTCAGCAGAGAACGGCTTGGCCTCTGCCTCAGAAGAGGATTTCAGGCAATAATCCGAATCGCATGGAGCAGGACCAGCCTCGATCAGCGTCGTGCCGTCATGGGATTTCAACGCAGCGTCGAAATCATCAGTTCTGCGGCGCTGGTGTACTTCGGCCATGGCTTGGTAGAACTCAAGCTTTTCAATCGGCTCGAACGGCATTCGAGGGAATGTCTGATGACTATCAAAACGAGCTAACAACGCTGCAGAGATGTATCCCTGATTGCTGTCGATGGCAGTAAAGATCTCAGCGGCGAGAGGTTCGATCTCGTTTTCACGAAATTCGATTGTCGCTGAGGTGTTGTGTGTGGTGTAGAACCGCTGAACCTGCATATAAAAGTCGAACTGGGCGGAGGCGGAAAGCTTGCTGATGTCAATTTCATCAGCGCCGGGGATGTTGGCCCAGGAAACTTCGGTCGGAATTTCGACCAGCCATTCGGTGCAGCGTTGATCGAATGGATCATCCAGTAGACGCCCCTCTTCGTCTTTGTCCGTTTGAGCTGGGATAACGCTGTACCCGTAATCCATACACGCCAGGGCAACGGGGTCATCTTTTCGGAAGGTGATCCGCCTGATGAAACGTGCAGCTTTTGGGGGATGCCATCCAGAGGATGCTCCGGTCAGCAGCGATTTTGTTCCGGCGGGCTGGACTGTTGTGTAGCGGTTGGGGATCCGCAGACCATGGCGGTTGCAGTATTCGGTGATTGTCCGTGCGACCACAACCCGCCACCGACTCAGGTAGTCGGCTTCAAGCTTTTTGAAAACCCTGCCTTTCGATCCCTCTGGTCGACCATCGGCAAACCACTGAAGCCACTCAGCACCAAAAGCGTGGACGCAGAAATCGAAGAAACCAGTGAAGCTGACCCCGACGATGGGATCCATCTCGCGAGATTC